AGCAAATTATTAAATAAGTGTTACAAAGGTGACCACTTACACTATATATAGAGGGTATTTTTTATAAGCGCCCTATAAAGCGGCAACCTCCCGCCGCTTGGTTAAGCCGGATACGCAAATTATCCGGCTTTTAATTTATAAAATTAGCATTTATTAGAGGGACTAAATATGGCAAAACCAATATTTTCCTTATCCGGCGAAAGAATAATAGCGCCTCATGTTGTGGCTAAACCTAAAACAAAAAAGCCCCAAAGGCAGCAATCAATTGCAATCGAAAGATCTTATAAAAACATATATCGCAGAGCGTTCAGCGAAACTCAACTACTGGACATTTTGCCGCTTACCATGAAAGATGGTGAAAGCTACCACATACTGACCGGAGGTGACATTGACGCACTATCGCATCTAAAAATTATATTAAGGCAACAAAATCTTGAATATTGCCTGTTTTCAACGTGGTGTATGGCGGCAGAGGATATTTATCAAATGGAGGATTGGCTTAAATCCGGTAAAATTAAAAAAATAGATGCTTATGTTGGTGAAATTTTTCCGGGAACTTATAGACTTGAATATGCGTTGCTAAAACCAGTAATCGAAAAATACGGCGGCAGAGTTGCGGTTTTCAGAAATCATTCAAAAATATTTGCTGGTTATGGGGATAAGTTTTATTTCGGAATCGAAGGAAGCGCAAATATCAACACAAATCCGAGAACGGAAAACGCATGTATCACAATAGGCAAGGAAATATATGATTTTTTCAAAGCTTATTTCGACGGAATAATAAGCTTTGAATAGGAGGGGACGCAGTGGCAAAACTGACAAATAGACAAAAATGCTTTGTTGCTGAGTATCTTATTGACCTAAATGCAACGCAAGCTGCAATAAGAGCAAAATATAGTCCGAAAACTGCAAGGTTTATCGCGGGGAAACTATTATCAAATATTAACATAATTGATGCAATTGAAAAAAAGATGGCAAAACGCGAAGAAAGAACTGAGATAACACAAGATCGTGTTTTAAAAGAATTGGCTTTGATCGGATTTTCAGATATAACGGATTATGCCGATATTAAAGTCACCCCATCTAAATTGGTTAGTGGTGCTTATGAGCAAAGTATTATTATGCGCAATACGGATGATATGCCAAAAGATAAAATCAGAGCAATTGCGAGCGTTAAAGAGGGGCAAAACGGGATTGAAATAAAATTGAACGACAAAGTAAAGGCGCTTGAACTAATTGGGAAGCATTTAGGGATGTTTGAGGATAAAATGAGATTAACTGTTGAGCAGCCGCAGATAGTAGATGATTTGAATGCCGACGACAAAACTTAGCAGCTTAATAGCTCCATCGTTCTATAGCGTCCATAATGATATAAAAAAAAATCGCTATACTCACTACTGGCTAAAAGGTGGCAGGGGCAGCACAAAATCAACATTCGTAGGAATTGAAATACCGCTTGGGATCATGAAAAATCCAGGCACTAACGGTGTTGCACTCCGTAAAGTCGGCACGTATCTCACGGACAGCGTATACAGTCAATTGGTATGGGCCATTGACGCATTAGGAGTGTCGGAATATTGGCAATATAAAAAAAGCCCGCTGGAGCTAATATACATACCAACCGGGCAAAAGATAATCTTCCGAGGGGCAGACGAGCCAAGAAAGATAAAGTCTACAAAACTTGCGCAAGGCTATTTTAGGTATATCTGGTACGAGGAAACAGATGAATTTAATGGTATGGAAGATATCCGTACAATCAACCAATCGCTTATGCGCGGCGGTGAAAAGTTTGATGTATTTTATACATACAACCCGCCGAAGTCTGTTAATAGCTGGGTAAACGCAGAGGCATCTATTGATATGCCTAACAGACTTGTACATCATAGCGATTATACGACTGTTCCGGTTGATTGGCTTGGCAGGCAATTTATTATAGAAGCTGAGCACCTTAAAAAAACAAAACCGGAGGCATACCGTCATGAATATATGGGCGAAGTTACCGGAACAGGCGGAGAAGTATTTGACAATGTGACGCTTCGCATAATCACGGATGCAGAAATAAAAGAGTTTGACCATATAAGGCGCGGGATTGATTGGGGATATGCCGTTGATCCTTTTGCATACATTGTTGGTCATTACGACAAAACGCGCAGACGGCTATATTTGTTCTATGAGATTTACCAGGTAAAATTGAGTAATGTTAAAGCGGCTGAATTTATTAAGGCAGAGAACAAAAGCTATCAATTTATTACGGCAGATAGCGCAGAACCGAAAAGCATCGACGAAGTACGCGGGTATGGACTGAGAATCAGCAAGGCACGAAAAGGTGCGGACAGCGTTGATTTCGGCATGAAATTTTTACAGGACTTGGAAGAAATTGTAATCGATCCGCAAAGATGCCCAAACGCGGCGCGGGAATTTACAATGTACGAACTTGAGCGCGACAATAATGGCAATTTTACATCAAGCTATCCAGACGCAAACAATCACGCGATAGACGCCGTCAGGTATATGCTGGAAAGTGATGCGCGAAACCGGATTGCACCGGTAACAATACAGGGGGTTTGATATGCTTACAAGCTTAGATTTTTTAAATAAAGGCGAATACTGGCCGCCACCATGCGAATTGTTGCGGCTTGACCTGTATTGTAAAAACAAAGAACTGTTTGAGGGCGAACACGCCAAAGTATATGAAAACTCGTTCAGGCGCATTCAGCGCGTCATTGGTAACTTTGACGATGTTATCAGCTATGGCGTAATCGCGAACTATCAAAAAATGATATCTATAAAAACGGCGGATTTTCTATGGCTTGAACCTCCAAAAATTAAAGCGGGGGATGCAGATTCACCCGAGCAAAAAGCCGTTGAAATGATCACCGAAAACAGCGATCTCCATAATACAGGCTATGAAAATACCATTGATATAAGCCGGTACGGTGATGGCTTGTTGCTCATATACAAAGAGGGCGACCACGGCATGATCGACGTCACTCAACCGTCTATCTGGTTTCCGGTGGTGGATTCGGTAAACATTAAAAAGACGCTTTATCATGTGCTGGCATGGGTTACAGAGGGCAAAAAGGATGATAAATATCTTAATATCCAGATTCACGAAAAGGGATTTTATACTGAAAAAGTATGCGAGCTTATCACATCATGCAATAACTCAATTGTTAAAGATGCGATTGGCGATACAATCAGCGAGAGCGTTATACAGACAGGGCTTGATGATTTTGCGGTTGTACAGACATCAAACATAATAACATCCGACAGATGCCACGGTATGGATGATTACACAGATGTTGATTCCATCATTTCCGAAATATTAATAAGGGTTTCGCAGATTTCGCGTGTTCTCGATAAACACGCCGCACCATCAGTGCAAGGACCCGCAGGGGCCTTGGAATATGACGAGGAAACAGGGCAATACCGGCTAAAGTTGGGAAACTATTTTCCGCGCAATGGAACAGACGATGTACCGATTGAATACATAACATGGGACGGGCAATTATCCGCATCGTTTACACAGCTTGAAAAGCTTATAAATATGCTTTGCGTTATATCTGAGATGGGGACCGCAATATTCGATACGGCGGATAACACCGGTTCTGCTGCCAGCGGTACAGCTTTACGATTACGGTATATGTCACTGCTTGCAAAGGTAAAGCGCGTTGCAATGCGGTATACGCCTGCGTTAAAAAAGGCTATTAAATTGTGCTCGCAACTTGGCGGTAGAGGCATTGTAAATTTGAGCGATGCAAACATAAGCATAACCTGGCAAGACGGGCTTCCGAATGACGATAAGGAACGCGCTGACATTGCGAACATCCGCACAGGCGGAAAGGCGACCATGAGCCAGCAAGAGGCGATTATGTACCTTGACGACAAGGACGAAAAGCAAGCGGCTGCAAGCATGGAACTAATTACGGCAGACGAAGCGTCCAGCATGATGTATTCGGTGTCGGGTAATACAGGAATTACAACTCAGGAGGCCGTAAATAAGGATGATGTGACATGAGCATGGAAACAGAAATCATAAAACTTTATACAGCAGCGCAGGAACAAATTGTTAAAACATTTGCAAGTAAAATTGCAAATGGCACAAGTTATAGTTTCCAGGTGTCTTTACTTGCGGAGATTAAAAAAATACTCAACAAACTGTCGCGGCAAACAGAAAAAGTTATAGAGACAGAAATACCAAAGATATACAATGCAACGCAAGCGGATATTTTGAGCCAGTACAACAAAATGTATGCGGCAATAGGCGAAACCGCGAAAGTTGCATACCCCGAAGCTTTTGCAGTTGTAAATGAAAAAGCCATTGCTTTATTGGTTGAAAATACAACGCTGCAAATGACCGACGCTGTTAATTTTGTAGGCAGGAGATTGCAGGATACCGTAAGAAGTGCAGGGATTGAGGCAATAACACAAAAGATAACAACAGGATCAACCGTGCAGCAAACTAAAAAACTGTTGCAGGATAAATTGATTAGTGAAGGTTATCTGAAAGTACCCACAGCATCCGGGCGAAATATGCGGCTTGACAGTTACGCATCGTTAGTATCACGCACTACAACGCGGGAGGTAACAAATACAGCATCAATTAACGAAGCGCAAGGCATAGGAGAAGATTTAGTTAAAATGTCATCACATGCAAGCTGCTGCTCCATATGCGCAGCCTATGAAGGAAGGGTTTACAGCATAAGCGGAGAAACTCCAGGCTATCCGAAGCTGGACTTGGCGTTTTCAAACGGATATGCAAATATGCATCCCAATTGCCGCCATGTTATTAACGCCTATATTCGCGAGTTTGACGATGATGCAGCGGCAACGCAAGCATTCAGCAACCGCAGTTTTGATGTAGACCCGCGCAGCGCAGCAGATAAAAAAGCCTACGCAAACGCGCAGGAATACAATAGGGAACTATTGCGAGATCGGAAACAGTGGGAAAACTACAAATTACGGCTTGGGGATGATGCTCCCAAAACATTAGCGGCGTTCCGGAATATCAAAAACAACTACCCCGACGCATACGACAAGTTACAAACAGAGTATAGAGCATCGGGAACGGTCATAAAGCAGGCGGTTGAAGAAAGTACAGGGTAATACCTGTTTTTTTAATACTGAAAATTTAACCGGATGATTCCGGCAGAAAGAGGTGCCAGATGGCAGAAGAAACTACCCCCGTTGTGGCAGAAACCACACCAACGACAGAACAAAAACCGGCAGGCAAGACGTTTACAGAAGAATACGTGACCTCATTGAGAGAGGAAGCTAAAGGCTACCGGTTGGCGGTAAAAAAACTTAACGCACAGATAAAATCCGTGATTGGTTTAAAGGATGAAGATGAAATATCAGATGATAAAATCAACTCTTTTAAAACGGCCATGGAACAGAGTATTAAAAATGCGGAGGCAAAAGCAAACGCAAAGCTGATAGCGGCGTCCATCAAAGAACTAACCGAATATGACAGTAAGTTGATAGATAGGTTGGTTGACAAGTCGAAATTGAAGATCAACGACGACGGAACAGTGGAAGGGCTTAAAGAAGCAGTTGAGGCATTGGCTGCAGAATTTCCGCAGATCAAAAAAACGCAAACACAAGCGCCTACAGGCGGGGCAAACCCTCCCGGAGGCGGAACGAAAACAGAATTGCAGCAGCTTGAAGAAACCTACAACGCGGCACTAAAGGCCGGGAATATGGGCTTGGTTGTTGCGACTAAGAATCGACTATTTGAATTATCAAAAAAATAAGGAGTGAATTAAATGGCAAATACAGTAGCGGGTACGGTCTGGAACCTGCCGAACTATGCAGGCGAATTGTTTACAGCAGACATGATTAATACACCGTTTTTAACAATGATCGGGGGATTGACCGGTGGAATGCAGACTGACAATTTTGAGTTTCCGACCGACACCCAGTACAGTCATGAAACGCTGGTGCAGGAAACGATTACGGAAACCGAATCCTTAACGGCGCCTACCGCAATATCATATGTTCGCAGCCAGAATAAAAACGTAACGCAGATATTCCAGGAACAGGTGTCTGTTTCATATGTGAGATTGTCCAATCAAGGCAGATTGAGCGGAATTAACACCGCTGGGGCGCAGAATGCGGTTGTGTCTGAAAAGGATTGGCAGATTGCGCGCGCTCTTGAAGCAATCGCTCGCAAGGTAGAATGGCATTTCTTGCAGGGTACTTACGCAATCGCCACGAACGCAGGAGAGCCGAACCAGACACGCGGCATGATCGAGATATGTGCAGGCACAAGCACTGTAGCAGCGTCAAGCGCCGCGCTTAGCAAAGCGCTTATGGATACGCTCTTGCTTGAAATGTTTACAAATGGAGCATTGTTCAAAAATATGGTCATATTTTGCGGCGGCTTCCAAAAGCAGGCGCTTTCAAACCTATACGGTTATGCGCCCGAAGATCGTAACGTCGGCGGCGTGAACATCAAACAGATTGAAACCGACTTCGGCAACATTGGTATTGCAAACCCTCATAGAATGATGCCAGCTGCAACATTGCTGATTGCGGACATGAGCGTAATCGCACCTGTATTTCAACCAGTTCCGGGCAAAGGCAATCTATTTTACGAGGAACTTTCCAAAACCGGCGCAGCTGAAAAGGGTCAGATTTTCGGTCAAATCGGCCTTGACCATGGTCCTGCATTCGCGCACGGCACGCTTACCGGCCTCGCAACCTCTTAAAAACTGACAATGGAACGAACGGTGCAGGGGATTATCTCCCCTGCCCTACATTGAGAAAGGATGAAAACAATGTCATTAAATGTTGAAAAACTGAGAAACCCCGATATAAAGAAGTGGGCGACAGAC